TACCGGCATTCAAGCACCAACATCCCTTCATCGTGGTTCAGCAGTTTCAGAATCGACCGCCTCATTTTAGGCTGTCCTACTCTCGTCGGAAACTCAAGTTGGTCCCCGCCTAGATCCAGTTCATCGCTTGCGATTCCATCCGTATCGGAGTTAGCAACGTGTACCTCGAAAAGAGGATAAACAACGTCGCCATCTTCCGGCATGACGCCAAGAGACTCACGAATCACAACAGCTTTGATTTTCCGCGATCGACCGTTCCTTCGATAGTAAACGATCGACTCGGCAAAATCATCGCTGTTGCAAAACACACTCAAGGCGTCTGCTTGGATGGTATCATGCAATGTCATGCTTAACGCTTGCACTCAACAGAGACGTAATCGATCGTAACGCTGTTCACGTTGGTCGATGCGGTCTTGCTGATCTGAACAAACGGTTGAAGCGAACCAGTCGCAGCCGCCATCGAGAACGTGGTCGAGGATGCAACGTGTACGCCGTCAACCCAGAACTTGACGTCGGACTTGCCGCCGGTGAAATCGATGACGCATTCCTTGTAGGACGCGACAAGCGAAACTCCGGTTGCCTTGTCATCAAGGTCAGTCGTTCCATCGTCGGTTTCGCAAACGATTGCGTTGGAACCAGCCAACTTGAATTGTGCGTTGTTGGTGGTTGCATCGGTGTCGTCATTGCGTGCCGATTGCAAACCGAAAGCCAACGTGGTTGCAGAACTCAAGGTGGCAACCGTCTTAACGATGAAAACGGCTCGCTGAATGTTGTCGATGTCGAAACACAGCTTGTCGCCAAAGTCCAAGCAGACGTTTTGAATTTCGTTCGTGCTGTCGAACGTCAAAGCGATCTCGCCGGTAGCCGATGGACTGACCGACGCGTAGGTCGGAGTTCCAGCCGACGAGGTGTCGGTAATCTTCCAATTACCTTCACCGACGGTTGCGGTATAGGTCTTGCCGCCGAAGAAATCATCCTCGAACTTGGCATGATTCACAAATCCACTCATGTTCAAAATTCCTTATCAGTTCGTTGTTTGTTCGTTCCAAGTAAAGCCCTGGCCATTGCCGACCAGGGCTGTGATGTCAATCAACCGACACTAGGTGCGGTTACCGAAGATACCTCGGTGGTCAATCACGGCTGCGGCCATCGTTTGACGGACGTAGTAGTGGTAGGTGTCGTTGTCCTTGTTCCACTCGGACTCAAGAACTGGCGATTCTTCACCGTTGAGGAAAGTGATTTCCACGGTGTCGACTTGTGCGTTGTCGGCAATCGCGTACCAGTTGGTCGCACTGTTCGCATCAAGCAAGGCGGTTGCAACCACTTGCAGAGGTCGAACGCCGTTGACGCCGTAAATGTTTACAACGCCTTCGTTGCCGTTGCTTTGTGCGTAGGACGAACTGTTAACCAGTTCCAATGCGGTCGCGGCGTAGGCTTGCGGAACAAGCAACGTGCGAGGCGAGAGGTTCAGGTAAACGTCGCTGCTAAGACCCTTTTGGAGTGCCATCAACTTGAAGGCTTCGTTCAAGGTCGTTACGCTTGGCGCCGCAACCGAAGAAGCGGTGATGTTGCTTCCGCTGGTGTGCGATGAACTGAACAGGCTGTACCCGTCGGCCATCGTTGGGTTCGCAAGCAAGGCGTCATAGACAACCTTCTCTTGCGTGCGTCGTGCGGCTGCACCGTGCATCGCTGGAATGCGAGACAATGCATCGAGGTCGTCGTTGATGACTGTTTCCCAGGATACCGAGAACTTCTTACCGAACTTCTCAACCTTGTACGATCGCTTGGAGTCGCTGACCGATCCCTCGGGATATGGTGCGGCTTCTGGAATCATTTCCAGGTTTGGCGATTCGCCAAGCTGGATTCGGTTGATGTTCTTAAAGTCCTCGACCGATTGTGCCTGACGCGCCCAAAGCGACCAAGTGTACGGTGCTTCGTCGTAAGCAGCACGCAAGGTCTTTGTGGCGGCATCCAACAATAGGTTCGCAAACGAACCGGAAGTGTGATAGGCTTCCATCGATCGCTGAACGCGAAGTCGGTTGAAAGTAGGTTCGTGACCCATCGCCATGCGTGCGACGTCTTGACGGGTGAATCGTTCTGGATTGATTCCCATGCGACGAACGCAGAGTTCAGCCAGACGATAAACGCCGAGATTTTTGAACTGTTCAGCACCTTGCACTTGTGGTGCCTGGCGTCGAACTTGACCTTGTAAGTAACGTTGGACGAGTCCAGCCGATGCGACTTCCATGAACTTGTCGTGTTCGCTTTCGGTAACGCGAACATCATTTCCAGCAGACTGACCGATTGGTTGGTTACTCA